AAAGCAATCGGGAGTCTAGTATGGGCATATGGTATATCACTAGAGAGGCTGTAATGTCTTCTCTAGAGGTTAATGCTACCGCCAGAAGTAATCGCATTATCGATCAGAAAATTGAGACTGCCTCACGGAATGCTGAAAGCTTAACTCATCGGAAGTTCTATCCTGAACTACGTACGATGACTTTCGACTGGCCTAACTTCCAATACGCTCCCGCTTGGAAGCTCTGGTTAGATGAACATGAATTAATATCAGTTACTAGTTTTACCTCAGGTGGTACAACCCTTGTCCCCGGTCAATATTTTCTACGGCCAGATGATGGCCCACCCTTTACACATATTGAAATAAATCTTGGCACATCTGCCGCCTTTAGTGCGGGTGTCACATTCCAGCGAACCGTGTCAATTACCGGTGTCTATGGCTATGATAACAAGACTGCCCTAGGCGGGAACCTCGCTGGGAATATCACCAATGTGGCTACGACACTCGACGTAGCACCGGTGAATAATGTATTAGATATTGGAGTGGGCTCACTCTTAAATATCGGTAATGAGAAAATAGTTACCACCGCTAGATTGATGATTACGAGTGGTCAAACTCTACAAACCCCTATCACTAAATCTCAAGCTATTACCACCGTAGCGGTAACCGATGGGACTACATTCGGTATTGAAGAAATCATTTTGCTAGATGCAGAGCGAATGAAGATTATCGATATCGCCGGAAATAATCTAATTGTTCGTCGAGCTTTCGACGGTACAGTATTGGCTGACCATACCGGTTCAACCATTTATGTCGCTCGACGTTTTGTAGTTTTGCGTGGGCAATTAGGGAGTACTGCCGCAGCACACAATTTGAATGACCCAATGAATATTCAGGTATACCCGGGGCCTATTCAGGAAGTGTCATTAGCGGAAACCGTAGTAATGCTAGAGCAGAATTCCTCAGCTTATGCACGTACGGTGGGGGCAGGAGATAACCAACGTGAGGCGCCCGGCCTAGGGCTTGAGGATGCCCGTGCAAAGGCTGTACGCGATTGTGGACGCAAGTCTAGATTGCGAGCTATCTAATGCCAGCGTTTAAGCCTACGATTAAAGGTCCTCTATTCACGAATTCAAAAAAATACACTGATCAATTCTTGATAGAGGCCAAAGAGGAAGTAGCTCTAGAGAGTAAACGTCGAATTCTAGCTAGGCTAAGGCAGGTATTGCAGCACCCTACCGGATTGTATGAATCTAAAATTACTATTAGCAAACGCCGTGGTGAGCCATTCGTTAGTGATTTAGGTATTATCTATGGCGGGTGGTTGGAAGGTGTTAGCAGACGTAATCAAACTACTCGATTTAAAGGTTATTTTACATTCCGCAGAATCAAGCAAGAGATAATAATCGATACTCCAAAGATTGTCGCGCGTCAATTCCAAAAATATATTGATAGAATGAATGGTTCATAATGAGTTTACCTGACGGCAGTGAGGAATGGTTAGACCCAATATTTGATGAAGTAATTAATAATGTTTTACAAAGTGGTTATTTTGACATAGTCAATGAGCATGAGCCAAAACGAGCACCGGGTTATGGTCTCACTGCATCGGTATGGATTAAGCATATTTCCGCTACTAAGATAGGTAGTGGAATTAACTACACAAACGCATTGGTGATTTTCAATCTAGAAGTTAATACTAATATGTTTGAAGAACCTCAGAATCTGATTGATCGTAAGATGACAAAAGCTATTAGTAATCTCATGCGTCAATATCATGATGACTTTGATTTCAATGGCGTAATTAGAAATATAGATTTGTTAGGGGAATCAGGTTCACAGCTCAGTTGTGATATGGGTTATGTAACAATCGATAAGAAAATATTTAGAGCGGGTGTAATTACTATTCCATGTATTGTAAATAATGTATGGCCGCAAATTTAAGGAGGTGAATTTGTGCCAAAGCAATCAGGCTTAGGAATGAATTTCTATGTTGACGGATTCGATTTATCCGGTGACGTAGGCTCGATCAAGAAAATAGCGTGCCCGCAAAAGACATTGCCCCAAACAGGAGTTAATAAGTTTGCTCCGGAGCGCAAGGGCGGGCAGCGTGACGGACTCATTCAATTCAATTCGTGGTATAACCCGGGGGCAGGTGCAGAGCATGCAGCCTTAAGCCCTCTACCTACCGCAGATGTTCAAGTAACTGTGACGACAGGTACAGCCGTGGGCTCAGCCGCTGCTAGCCAAATTAGTAAGCAAGTTGATTACAACGGTGTACGTACTGATGTCGGTGCATTTTCTTTAGACATTCAAGCAATGGCTACTAATTGGGCTATGGAATGGGGAGAGCTATTAACTCCCGGAATGCGTACCGATGTCGCGCCAGTGTTTGCCGGGGCATATGATTATCTAGCTGCGTCATCATTTGGTTGGCGATCTTATTTACATATTACTGCATTCACCGGAACCAATGTCACTGTGCAATTACAGGATTCCGCTGATAACAGTGCCTTTGCCAACTTAGCGGGAGGAGCTTTCGCAGTAGCTACAGGTGTTGGTCCTCAGCGCATCGCGGGGGCTCCCGGATCAACAGTACGTCGCTACGTGCGGGCTAACACGGGAGGTACATTCTCATCTGTTACATTGTCAGTTATGTTTGTTAAATCCAATATCGCGGATGTGGTTTTCTAATGAGAATTCCAGCTAGACTTACGCCTGGTGAAATGAAAACTTATCAAATTCTAGCTCCGCAGAATACACATTTTCGTTCTGCCACTTGCGAGGAAGTGCAATGTTGGGGGTACCTAAAAGGGTGGCAAACAGTAGTAGACGAACATACGGAATTAGGAATGGGTCAAGCCTATTATATTCGTAAACAATCGGGTCGCTCATTTAAAGAATTTAAAGATGAAAATGGATTAACCGTATTCCGTTTTAAGAAAGGTCAGAATTGTTTTGGAAGTGGTGACCATAGAATACGAATTGATAGACCTGAAATTTATGTAGTTAAAGATGGCGATTGGCGAGGTAACCCGCGAGGTACTGATCCATTCTTCCATAGGCATCCTGATGATTTCGTCGATGATTTCGCTAACCACCAAGATAAATTGAAAACCCGACTAGAGCGAGGTTAATAATGGCTAAGCAAACTGGTTTAGGTTGGACCACATTTACTATCGAAGATTCGGGAGGCGTAACTCCTCGCGATATTCGAAATGATATTAGTAACTTTCAATTCGCTACGCCGCGTGGAGTACAGGAAGTTACCGGCGTAGATAAACTAGCTATCGAGCGACTTCTATTGCTAGTGGACTTCACGACACAGATTAATGGTGTTTGCAACTTTGGAGCTGTACCCTCTGCTACCGCACACGGCGTCTTCGCTACGGTGTCGAGCACTTCACAGCCGCGTACCACAGTGCTAGGTATTGGCGGTAAGAGCCTTACTAATGAGGTTCTATACACGGACTACGCAATTACACGTAATGATACCGGTGAATTAACTTATCAGGTGCCCGGCGTACTCGCTGACGGTACCGTACCGACGTGGGCGTGATTTAAATGGGCTTTGTTAATGAAGAAACAGTCTATAAATTAGTATTCGAAGATCCTAAATATGCTGGATTGGAAGTCAAGGCGGGATCTGTTGCCGCTAAAGTATTGCTTGATATCGCAAAGATTGACTTGAATAGAGCTACCCAAGCTGAATTAGAAATTGTATTTAAGATATTTGCTGCCGCTATAGTTGAATGGAATCTAGAAAAGCCCCAAGGAACACCCGTTCCCGCCACGCTGGATGGATTGTTATCACAAGATTTACCATTTGTATTATCGATGATTATGGCTTGGATGCAAGCGATTGCGAGCGTACCGGATAGTTTAAAAGCGAAATTATCCGCTGGCAGGCCGTTGGCGGAGCAATCGATTCCGATGGAAATGTTGTAAAGAAGCCTGCCGAATTAATAGAAGCTGAATTAATCGTTCGTCTATGTGAGCGATTTAAATGTTTACCATCCCAATTACTAAAAGAAGATGTTAGTTTTCTTCGTATGATTAAAATAGAAGCTATGACCCGTCCGCAGGAGGGAGCTGATTATGAATGAAGTTGAAGTAGTTGTTAAATCAGTAGATCAATCCGCTTCCGGATATAAATCAGCTTCTCAGGGTGCTGAGGAATATACCAATAAGGTAGGTGTCCTAGGAGAGAAGGCAGATAACTCCGAGCGTAATCTAATTGGTATTCATGATGTAATTGATGGTACCGCAACGATTATGCAAGGACCGGGTCAGCAAGGAATCGTGGCTTACATCCAAGGCTGGGCAGACTTGGCAGGTGGCGCGGCACCTCTGCTAGAGGCTTTTAGCAAGATGTCTATGGCGACCCTTAAGAACGCCGCAGAGCATGTAGCCTCAGCCGCTAAGGTAGTGGCTAGTTGGGTGGTGATGGCAGCTCAGGCAACCCTCTCAGCCGCCCGGATGGCCATTGCATGGGTGATCTCCCTAGGGCCGGTAGCACTGATCATCGCAGCTATTACCGCAGTGATTGCAATTATTGTTTATCTCGCAGTTAAAACAGACTTCTTTCAAAAGCTATGGAAGGTGGCATGGGAAGGAATTAAGAATGCAACTCTATTTGTATGGAATTGGATTAAAGACCATTGGCCTCTATTACTGGCTATTCTCACCGGACCAATTGGTTTAGCAGTTCTGTACATAACTAAGCATTGGGATTCAATTGTAAATGTAGTTAAAAGTATTCCTGGGAGAATAGGAAAGGCTGCGGCAGGAATGTGGGATGGAATTAAAGACGCATTCCGTTCCGCCCTTAACTGGATTATCGATAGATGGAATAGTTTACATTTCTCGATCCCTGGTTTCGATGCTTTTGGAATTCATGTAGGCGGATTCTCTTTGGGGGTCCCTAGCTTGCCTCACTTTGCCCATGGCGGTATCGGCTCAGGTTTAGCTTGGGTGGGTGATCGAGGCAGGGAGTTAGTAGACCTAGGGGCAGGGGGACGCGTATATAACAATGAACAAGCTAACAATATGATGACGAATGGAGGAAGACTCGAATTAGTTTTAGAGGTAGTACCTAGATCAGGAATGAGCAATGCTTTCTCAGATGCAATTGTAGAAAATCTTAATTTCCGCGTGCGGAATAAGCAAGGAGTTGAATTCGCATAATGGCTGATAGATTTGTAAGACCGTACGCGGCTGTATTCCTCAATGGAGCATGGGTTAACTGGACAAATGACGTCCGTGGATTGGATGGAGCTACGGCATTCAAAGCTGGTAAGGGTAGAGCTAATGAAGCTAGCCGAGTAGCTGCCTCTACATTAGACATAACAATGAATAATGGTAGTGGTAACTACTATAACAGAAATCCAAGCAGTATTTATTACGGTCAATTAGTTGAAAATATACCTATTGTTACGGGTATTGATTATGCAAAAGCAACCTTTAGTACACCTATATCTAATAGTTGGGGCTCTCTAGACGTAGTCACACCGGGTATTCCCGCACAGGTATGGACTAATACAGCCCCCAATTCCTCATTTAATGTAGCAGCGGGAGTAGGTACCCTCACAAGCAATGGTGGAACCTACATAGTAGCTTATCAAGGTTCCTATGGCGAAGTAGAAATGCTAACTAAGCTATCTATCAATAGCGTCGCTAATAACCCTAGCTATGGTGTTACATTTAAATATCAGAATAACAATAACAATTATAAGATTTTAGTTAGTATTGTTAATGGAAGGATCATTCTAGAGAAAAATAAAGGTGCTGGAACCATCACTATTTTCGGAAATACATTCGTTCCCGTCGCTGGGCTCAGTTATTGGATGCGTGTTAGCGCTGGTAAACGTATTCGTGTAAGAATATGGCTTGACGGTACAACTGAACCGACCACATGGCACACTGGATTCTTTGATGATGACCCATTCAATGCCGGATTATTAAGTAATTATGGCGGCGTAGGTGTCGTTATGAATGGCGGTAATGCGGGTACAACCGTTGTTACCTATGATAACTTTGAATGCTTTAATCCGAGGTTTGCAGGAGAGATAAATAGTTATAAACCTAAATCAGATTCTACTGGTAATGACCCATATACAGAAATACAAGCTACCGGAATCCTAAGGCGCTTAAGCTTAGGAGATAAGACCCTAGATTCTGCTATGTTCCGGGAGGCCACAAAGCCTAGCGCTATTGGCAATGCAGCCGCCTACTGGCCATGTGAGGATGCTACGGGCGCTACGGCACCTAGCAGTGCTCTAAACAATGGTATCGCCATGCGTATCAATGGCACAGCTCCTACATTTGCTTCGTCGAGTGTGATCCCGGGATCTAAGCCATTGTTAACAATGACTTCCGGATGTAATTTACAGGGATTCGTGCCCGCCAATGCTCCGAATACCTTTGGAAATATATTCCAAAGAATTGTAATGTCAATTCCGTCGGGTGTAATTCCAAATGCAACTAACATTCTGAATATCTATACTACAGGTACTAATGTATATAATATAGCAATGATTTATTTTACTGGAGGAAATTTCGATGTACAAATACGTGATTCCGCCGGTACGGTTTTAGCTAATACTGGGAGTGTTTTATTTAATTTAGATAATAAACGATTTTATTTTGCTATTGAGATGAATCAAGTTGGCGCTGATATTAACGTATTGACGGCAGCTAATGTCATTTCAGATGATAATTCAGTAGTAACAGGTGGTATATTCACAGGCACCTTTGTCGGTCAAAGCTTAGGTAAGGCCACATCGATTTCTCTTGGCGGTCAGGGCACCATGACCGGCTGTACGGTGGGGCATATTGGTATTGGTAATAGCCAAGCATTTATGTTTAACAATGGTCCCTCATTAATTGGTAATGCTGGCGAGAATGCAGCAGATAGACTCAATAGAATGTGTACAGCTAATAATATCGATTTCTATTTGGTAGGAGTAAATACCGATACAGTTTTAATGGGACCGGAAAGACTAGATAGTTTACTTGAGAATTTCTTTGACTGTGCTGATGCTGATCAAGGTATTCTATATGAGCCTAGAAACTCATTGAGTCTCGCCTATCGCACCCGCATGGATATGTATAATCAAACTCCCGTTACCTTAGACCATTCTGCCGGATCTCTTTCTAATACATTAGATCCGGTTATTGATGCTCAGTTATTAGCTAATGATGTAACGGTTACGAGAGTCCCCGGAGGAGAGTCCGCCAGGGTGACTATCACTAGTGGACCGAATAACGTCAATCCTCCTCCTACGGGGGTGGGTACTTATAAGAAACCTCTTGACGCTACAGTCTATTCAACAGATTCACTGGCGGAAATAGCTGGACTTAGAGCTTCACAAGGCACTGTGGACGCTGATAGACATCCAAACATGACTATGCAAGTTATGCGAAACTATTATATTTCTAATCCCGATTTAAGGGCGGCAGTACTTGCATTAGACTCCGGTGATTATCTAGCTATATCTAATCCTCCGCCTTGGCTCCCGCCAGAGACTATTAAATTGATGAATCAAGGTAATAAGGAAAC